GCCATTTATCCTCCTATTGGAGAGAGGGGGTTTTCACCCCCGCTCCATTAAAGTTGTTTATTCAAAAACGTGTCTACTAATTGCTTGGTAGTGTACGTTTACTGCTTCAGCTGCTGCCGCACCTGCTTCGATACCAATGTATGGAATTAAATCTATATCATTAGTTAAAGCTGCTGTTTTAGCTGCTGCAACACCTGGTTGTACTGCTGTTACTGCAGTGCCACCTGTACTTCCTGAAGTGCTAGTAACATTGTACTGCACACCATTTATGAAACATGTAGCTTTTCTATCACTGTCAATAACAATTTTCAAGTGATAAATTGTATCAGCTGCAACAGTAACTGGGATTTGACTGATATAGTCAGTACCACCAATACTGTGCACTAAGTGCCAATAAGTATAATCACTAAAAGCTTCACTGTTAGTAGCGTCTGTTTGGAACTTAAAAAATATTTGATCATCATCAGTCGCAACTAATTGATCATTAGTTAACTTTAAGCCAGCCCAAACTTTTTGGTTATCAATTGCAGGTAAGTTAATTGAACATTCCCACTCTACTGAATTCTCAGTACCCCATAGAACTTTAGCCCAAGCTGATTGGTTAGTATCTAAGTGTGGTAAAAGAATTGCTTGATCCTGGTCCGCACCAGCAGTTGTCATTAAGATTCCTGCTTGAGTTCCTGGAAAAGTAGTCAAAGCGGTTGTCATGTTAGTACCTAATGTTTCAAAATCTTTGTTAGCAATTACGTATGCTGCTAGAGCCGATGCATTATCTGCATCTGGATCAATAATTGCAACAGCGTTAAGGCCTGGTTTCTTTGCAAATGATTCGTATAGGTAATATCTTCTAGCGTCGTGCAAACCAAAACCTTGCGTTCTGTCATGCTCAACACCTGTAGAAGCAGTAGTACTATATAATTTATAGTTCTCCTTGGATCTTATAGGACCCTGAAAGCTAGTATTAGCCATAATTTTCTCCTTGGTTGTATAAACCTTTTGTCATGTAGTCTTTATACCGTCTGCCTAGCCAGTCTACATAACAAGTTAATGCTAGGGTATAAGTGGGGCACATAATGTGCCCCACCTAAATTGATTAAGCTCCTGGAGAGCCAAATACTCCACGCCAGTCAGACCAGCCGAAGCTGTATCTTTCTCTTGCTTTATATCTAACGTTTCCAGTATCGAAGTCGCCTTCCATAGCAGTTCTAATAGGAGCTCTAGTGAACATTTTCATGCCATTAGGAGCATCTGTTTTAATGAACCATGCATCAGTATCAGTTAAGAAATTGTTAACCACATAACCTTGTGGAACCATTCCCATTGATTTGATTGCGTTGATATCATTATCAGCAGTGCCTACTCTACCTGCAGATTTCATCAACCTTTCAGCTGTAAATTGAAGATTTACAGGAATGATCATTTTCATTCCACGAAGAGCAATTTTCATTCCTCTTTCGTCCTTCATACCAGCAATATCGATCATTGCTTGCTCGAGCGAAGTTTCGTTCAAGTCAGCAGCAGTTGACAATTCGTTCTTTTGGTCACCAGCCATAGTAGTGTGATCAGTAGCACAAAGCTCCTTATCATCACCACCAAGATAAGAACTGTTAAACGCTCTGTTAAGAACGTTAGCAGCTTTTATTTGCTTAGTGTTTGCCATTGAACGTGCCAATGCTTTTGTGTATCGAGTGCTGATTTTGTCGTAAAGGTTATCCTCTACAGCTTCTTCAGTTAATGAGAAAGCTAAAGCAATAGTTTCGTGAGTGTAGCGAGCAGTGAAAGTTTCTTGTGCTGATTCATAGACAACACCAGATCCCTCCGGTTTTACTTCTGCATTACCAAACCCACCTAACATTACTTCTTCCTCGAAAGCACGATCAGAACTTTCAGAATCGAAAATTTCTGTGTGCTGGTTTTCGTATCGGTCATACTCTAATCCGAACAGAGCGTTCAAGCCAGGTTCGAGTTCTTTGACCAATTGCATTCTTGAAATTGCCATTTACCTTCTCCTAACTATTACGTACCTGTGATACCAGTGCTACTAAACTTGACGTGTTCATTAAATTGAACATACCAGTTAGCGTTCGCACTTGAGGCATCATCATTCTCTGGGTCTTTAGTTATTCCAATAATCTTGAACTGTAGTGCTGCACTAGTACCGACATTAGTAGCTGAACCACTGTCAGCTTCAATTTCGGTTACAGACAGGCCATTAACAGTGCTAGAAGTGCCAAGAACAGTGTCAGCATTTCTGCCAATACTTGTTTTAGCTATCGTTCCATAACTTTGAGCCTCAAAGAGATAATACGGATCATCATAGATATACGCGTCAATTGTAGTACCCCCAGAAATGGAACCTGAAGCGGTTACATTTGTCTGAGTGTAATAATTGGACCATGTAGGTTTTGCGCTAGTTGGGTCAATATAGAAGCAACCGTTAAAAACACCAAGGTTAGTAGAGCCGGAAGCTGTTCCAGCAATTACATAACCACCTGAAGACATTACGTGGTCACCTTTATAGATAGCCGTTCCGTAATTGTCTGAGATAGTGTACAGGGTAGTCCCTGCATTATTAACGCCACTGCCAACTTTCCCAATAGGTCTGAACCCAAAGGCCGCGTCAACATTAGCCATGATTTTTCCTCATAGTAATATAAGTTATCACACACTCCTCATGAGTGTGTAAAAATTGTGTAACTTATGGGGAGAAAAAACTAGTTTTTCTTACCGCCACCAAAGGTTACGCGAGTGCTTCTCTCATTTGAGATAGGCATGCTAGGGTGTTCATCCTTGAGTGGATCGTTTGCAATTGCGTCATCTTTATCTTGCGTAACTTGTGCAAAATATTTTTCACGCTCTTTAACGGTTTCCTCCGGAATCCTTGCTAGCATTAAACCTCCAACAGCAATCACACCGTTATATTTACCTGAATCGAGTGAGGGCCATGAAACATCAGGATATTCGTCAGCTCTGACAAATTCCCAACCTTCGCGTAGTCTAGCGGATACATTTTTTTGATCCATTTGTCCTACAGATTCAGCCCTTATCCAGCGGTGTTTAAAACCAGCTGGTGCAGGTGGTGCATCTAACTGTGATGGTGGAGCCCATGGTTTCCTTCGCTCGGTTTTAGCTCGGGTTTCAGACTCGCGTGATGGTAGTTTATTTTGTTTTTTATTTTCCATATGCCTACTCCTTCACGTACTTCGCATATTCGCTTAGTGGCACACCTAGTTTTTTTGATATGGCTACTTGTGATGGTGTGAGTCTCACTGTGCCTTTGCGCCTGGCCGGTCCCCCTCTGCTTGCAGAGGCAACCGATTGGGTTGGCGTAGAACCTTCAAATTTATGAGGAAATGTATCCTTCATCCTTTTGTTCACTTCATTATAGTATGAATCGGACTGCGGGTCAAATCCTTCTTCCATTAGTTTACGATGAATTGAGAAAGATGTCAAGGTCATTGGTTCATCTTCTCCAAACCATTTATTTTTTTCAGCCCATTCCACAGCTTTCGGGTCTGGTGGAGGAGGTGCTTGGGGCCTAGGTGGCTGGTATTGAGGCATTTGTGGCTGACGTGGGTCAACTCCTCTCGCCTGCATTTCTTGAGCCAATCTCTCCCTTTGCGCCTTGTGGGAAGCAACTCTTTCCTCCTCAAGAGCTAAACGGCTTATTTGTGCTTGTACTTCTACTTGCTTTTCCGTGTCACCTAAATCCATTGCTTCTTTTAATTCTTTTTTAGCCTCCGCCATTTGAGAAGCAACACGATCCCCAAATTCAGCCATGTATCCTGAATTTACTTGCGCTGCCTGTTGTTTTATATGCGCTGAGTCAGCTTGGACTCCTTGCGCATATTGAATGGCAGCCTGCTCTCGTCTTTCAGATTCACGCAATCTTTTTGTTAATTTATCAATCCTGGATTGAACCTTCCTGCCATAATCCTCCATCTCATCTGAAGAAGCTGTTTCTTCAGTTTTAACTTCGGTTTCTTCAGGATTAACTATCTTTTCGGTGTCTGCGATATCTACTTCAACGGATGAGCCAGTATCTGGCAAATCAACCATTTTTTCTTCTACTTCAGACTGTGTCTGAATTTCAGTTTCTGCAGGCATATATCCTCCTGTTATTTATATTGCAAGATATCCTCTGGGTCTTTTACCACAGCGATTATCTCGTCATCATTAAGTATTCTCACTTCACCACCTTCTATTCCAAATCTGGATCCGGCGTAACGACCGAATATGATC